CAGAAAACCCGTTTTTCTCATTGGGTTTTGTTTTTAAAGTAGACAAATTCACCAGAAGAGAAAATGCGTATCTGATCTGGTCGGGCACTACCGCATTGCCAAGGAACCCGAGTAAATTTCTGTTCTCTACTGAGTATTTTTCTATTTGTCGAGCTGGTTCATTTGAATTCCAATCAAATTCGTTGACGTCAGGAATATAAATTTTCGTATCAACACATCGTTTATTCACCAAACAAAACCACCTCTTGCGTTGATGAAGAGCGCCAACGCAAGTTGCTTGGCATGTTAGCCATCTGCAATCATACCCAAGCTCATCGAATGCATCGACGACCACCCGGATATTTTCTGGTGTGGATAATACATGTGAATTCTCGAGAAATAAATATTTTGGTTCACACTCCTTGGCAATTCGTATGATTTCTGTAAACAATCCTGACGCTTCGTGATCAAACCCAGTGCCCTTCCCCGCAACAGAGAAACCCGTACATGGCCAGCCACCGGTGATGATGTCTACATTTCCCTTCCACCCTGATGCATCGAATGTACACACGTCGTCAAATACCGGGGTGTCTGGGTGCTTTCGTTCCAAGAATTCTCTTGCGTCTGTATTTTTTTCAACATACGCAATTGGTGTTACTATGCCGCGCAGCCCATGTGTGATCCCCCCGATTCCACTAAAAAGATCCAACGCGCGAAGCATTTATATACACATCGATAACAATTATACGCTTTTTGCGAACATATTGACACTTCGTTGTATTAAAGGGTCCATTCTAATTGTATTCCAAATAAATAAAAGATGCACTGCGGAATGCCACTGACCATGATCACGCATGGAGGATTTGCACACATTCTATTCTCACTCTTATTTCTCATAGTCTCATTCGTGGCAATTGTAGGTCTCGTATATATAGTCATGTCATCATGATATTGACAACCCAATGTATTTAACAAGACACCCAACCAGTAATGTAAAAATGAAAGCTCAATTTATACTGTCATGTATCATGACCTTCATCGGTATCGCAGGGTTTATCACATTGTTGACCCTTGGTCTCATTTATAATTTCAGCGTAGTCATGATCGGGATGCTGGTGTTTTTCTTCGTAGTTGCGATCGTTGGTATGGTATCCGTTGTGAATAAATGCGGTGAATCTGAAAATGAAAACGTCGGTTTGAGTTATTACCACGGCGTTTAAAGGTGTTTCATGTACCACGGGGTTTCATCCTTTTTAGGCTCCTTGGGCAACAGACACTCTATCTTCTTTCTTGGCTGCACGTATGATTTACATGCAAAACGCTCAAATGGATTATATTTGGGTTCGCGGTGTGGAACGATGACTTCAGGAACTTCGGCATCTAATGGAATTGCCGGAGAATCGTTAAACTTGATATTGTATCCTGTCTTGATAGAATCGTATTCCAAAATGTAAAAATTTTCCCACCAATCGAGATATTTAACAGGGATGTCTCGCTTGAGCACAGATGCGTATACCTCTTCGGGGGGGTATTTTTGAAGTGCGTTCTTCAACTTAACACAGCCAGAGTCATCACGACGATGCTCACGCATCCGGGCGAAAATTGTGCGTTTCGTCTGACCAACATAAACTTTTCCATTGGGGAACAATATCTTATAAATTATGCCCTTTTCTTCTTCAAGAATGATCATAATTTTACACACGCATATTCAAAACCATTTAAATTAATTAATTTAACAACTTTACTTATACACATAATAATCATGTCGTTCGGAGAATGGACCAAAGACATAAAAACCATTTCAGAGAAATTCTCATCCGCATCTCCGTTCCCACACGTTGTAATAGAAAACTTCTTCAGCGAACAATGCGCTCGTGATATTGCCGCAGAGTTCAAAACCCCCGGTGAAAAGGATTGGTTTGAGTACAAGAACCCGCTCGAGCGTAAGTTTGCAAAAAACGTAAATCTAGGTGATCGAACGAAGGCAGTGTTCGATATTTTACAATCTCCTGAATTCGTCGGGGCGATGTCCGATATTTCGGGTGTGCAAGACCTGATGGCCGATCCTCATCTACATGGTGCCGGAATTCATGCATATCCACCAGGGGGTAAACTAGATATGCATCTTGATTATTCCATCCACCCGATATCAGGTATGGAAAGACGTCTTAATTTGCTCGTTTTTCTGACGGAAGATTGGACTCAGGAATGTGGCGGTGACCTTATTTTGACAACGGACATTCACTCACCAGATGACGAGATCAAAAAGGTTACTCCGATGTGGAATACTGCGATATTGTTCAGGACGACGGACGATTCTATCCACGGGTTACCTACTCCCACTACCACCGACAAATACAGGAAAAGTCTCGCGATTTACTACGTGTCACCGCCCAGGGAGGGAGCCACGCAGCGCAAAAAGGCGCAGTTTTTCCCTTGGAGGCATGAACCTCATGAGAAACTACAGAACTTGTACAATATTCGCCCGAACAGACGGATCGAAGACAGCGATCTCTGGGAAGGATGGGAGGAGGAAGGAAAAGTTTCCGGAAACTGGTAAATAATAGTTTAAATCATCATTATTATCATTTGTATGAGTATGAAATGTTCTGCTTCTGTTTCGGACTTCGGAACAGAACAATAAAAGTGTTTGAATCAATGACGTTCGATGAGTTTTATGATAAGTTCACCGGGATTTTAATTCCGCCAACTATTACCAAGAAGCGTTTTTTGTATTCTAACAGATACAGACGGCTGTTCTGGAGAAACGTGATTCGAGAGGGTAACCGGGTGTACATTCCAAGGTTTTAGTATATTGACAAAACGATTAACTTATACTCGCGATATGAGTATAAGTTAAAATGTTGCTATCTCGCCAGGGTGCCACAATTAAAATTAGTGATTTGACCGAGAAGGAAAAAAAACTCGTGAACCGCGAGCTCTTTGTCGCTCCTGTCACCCTTAACGACGACTTTCCAAAGAAATTTAAAGTCTTTCGGCGAAACGACACTCATGTGGTTGTCCCTAAATTTTGGGCGCTAGAAAACCTAAAGCGCTTCCCGGTATCACATGATTATGGCGATGTGGAGCCTATGAACCCATTGGTAAAGTTCACTGGATCACTTCGCAAGGAACTGAAGCAAATAGAGGCCACTGATGCGCTTCTCAAACAACTCCTCAGCATAGGCGGAGGAATTCTGTCACTTGACACGGGTTTCGGGAAGACGGTCTGCTCAGTTTACACGGCATGTAAACTTAAGGTAAAAACGATGGTTCTCGTCCACAAGAAATTCCTCGAAGAACAATTCGAAGAAACCATCAAGAGATTCGTCCCGGACGCGAAAATTTCTAAGGTCCGGGGAGATTCTTGTGATATCTCAGGTGATTTTATCATCGCATCGATCCAAACACTGATGGTTAGGAAGTACACTGAATTCGAAGGAATTGGGTGTCTGATAGTCGACGAGAGCCATCATATCGCGGCAGAAAGTTTCTCCCAGACGATGTTTGGCATTTCTTTCAAATATGTCATTGGATTGTCTGCTACGCCAACGAGGAAAGACGGACTTACACGTCTTCTCCATTGGTTTATGGGAACTACAGCATACGAAGTTCGGAGGACACTGCAGAAAAACGTGTTTGTTAAAATAATCCCGTTCACCCACGCGGAATTCAAGAAGCCCCCTCCCGTCAACAAACGGGGGGATATTTGCTACACATCGCTCATAACAAAGATCTGCGAAATTCGCGACAGAACTCTTTTTATCGCGGAAGAAACTAAGAAAATCGCGGACACCGGTAGGTATGTGTTGGTCCTAAGCCATCGCCGCCAGCATGCCGTAGAAATCAAAGACATCCTAGTGTCCCTTGGAATCGATGCAGCAACTTATTTGGGCGGAGATAAAATAGAACCGGATGCTCAGGTTATATGTGCGACATATCACCTGGCTTCTGAAGGTTACGATAATCCGCGGCTTTCAGGGCTTGTGCTCGCGACACCGTCGAGTGATGTGGTACAGGCGTGTGGACGCATCCTACGTGGCGGTAGTGGAAATGACCCCGTGATTGTAGACGTAGTAGATCAGTACAGTTTGTTCTTGGGGCAGGTTGCGAAGAGAAAGACATTTTACAGAAAAATAGGATTTAACATGGGAGGGAAAGACGAACCTCCTGCTCCTAAGATAGAAGAGCAACTCGGGTCCATGTTCATTGACGATGACTGATATTGACAACTCAAACAATTTATAGAGGACTCTTATGTGTGTAATAAAAATGACTACTTTGAACGAGATACGTAAAAATGTGGTGGAAACTCTACAGACAGGGAAAGTCGTTGACCAATACACTTGGAATGTTTTTTGCTCTGTGTTGAAAACATTCCCAAG